GGTTAATGTAGACAGTAGTGGCAATGGACTTACCATTCGAGTAAGTGGTGGTGAAGTTTTTGTAGATACAAAAGGTCAAAATTATAAAGTAAATGATGTAGTTTCATTTAATCTTACTTTGGCAATAGATGCATTAAGTAAAATTAATATAGGTATTGCTCAGTTATTACATTACACCGATAATTCTCAATATGCAAATAGTTCACAAAATACAGCTGTCACTGCAACATATTATATTAAGGTACTCGATATTGACACGCCACAAGCATATGCTCAAGAAATTAGTCTTGAGACCTTATTGTTTAAAGTACCAATATGGACACGTATGTACTTTAATATTTCTCCAGATGAATTTGATATCAACAAGTTAATTGAAATTAAAGAAGCTATTGAAAACTACGATGTACAATATGCTATACTCAAATATGGTACATCAGATGATATGTTTGATACAAAATTTGTTTAATCTAGGTTAATTTCTTCTTGAGAAAGTTCATCTTTTTCCTCGGGTATACCCTCCACAAATTCTTCTTCTTGAGAAAGTTCATCTTTTTCCTCGGGTATACCCTCCACAAATTCTTCTTCTTGAGAAAGTTCATCTTTTTCCTCGGGTATACCCTCCATAATTTCAACTCGGGGAAATTCCTCTTTTTCATCAGGTTTATCCGACGTTTTTGGTTGCTTTGAAAAAGAGTCTGCTTTCAAATCAAAATTCATAACTTCTATACCAAGTTTACCATCTTTCCAAACCAAAACAAAAAATGCGGGTTTGTTGTTATATTGTGTTTGATATGCGTATAAAATCCCGTTATCAGAGTCAAAAAAAGCTGGAAATGGTACATTATCTTTAATTTCCTCATATGTTTTGGAATATGTAATCACATCAAGTATATGTGATTTGATTGAATCTATTTTATAAAGGATATGCTCTTCAATTTCTTTTTTCATATTCAAACATCGAATTTGTTCAAATATTGTTTCCAAATTATCCATTTAATATAACTGATGGAAATTATAGCAATCTAAATCGCGCATGTTTATATTCATTATATTTAAAAGTCTATTTATAAAATGAGATGTATATCAAATACATATTAATATTCGTAAATTAAAATACATGTTAATATTCGTAAATTAAAATACATGTTAATATTCGTTAAATTAAAAAACTCGATTTGTAAAATTAGATGATATAAATTATACATGCCTACTAGTTATTTGCATCCCATTTTGATTACGCTCACCGACCTTGAGTTTAGCAAAGTTGACGTCAGCACGGCTGGAGTCCTGAGTCAGGCTCTTTTTGCGGTTGATACATTTGGAACTCTCGACCAGCCTTCGGTCACTCTTGATCGTGTTGCCGGTTCCGTAACATATACTGGTACCGCCGCGGTTGGTACCGGCGCATCCTTCGACACCGTGATGACTGGTGCCACTGGCGCTGCCACTATCGACGAATATAGTTGTTCGGAGCCCGAAACTAATTACCCCGCCGTTCTAAGAACAGGTGGCGGCGCGTCTGAGGCCCCTGACCAAATATTACTCGGCATGATATTTTGTAAAATGGTTCAATCCATTTTCACAGGTACACCAAACAACGCTGCTCTAACATCAAATTTGGACGCTACTGATGTTAGCGTTAGAACAAATGGTTTATTCTTCGACGGGGATGGAGCTACTGCCTTAGTTACTGACATCTTGGCTAAGACAAATGGCGACGGCGGCTCCAACACCGGTTTCGCCAGAGTTATTAGTCACACCGGTGGCACCAACCCCAATGCTGACGCCGAATATGACTACTGGAATGTTCGTACCGACCACGGTGAAAACACGGATCCTCCTTCCGCGACCGCTGAGAGCAACACGGTAGCTTTCGCCACCAACGATAAGGTCTACGTCAAATATTCAATGAACGGAAGTTTCGTAGCGGGTACCACTCTTGCTAATTCTGGTCAGTTAAGTGCGTTAGAAACTAATGCTACTGCGCTGGCGACCTCCCCATTCGAAAACGCGACTGTGGCGCTTTCATTTATACTTGGATGGGTTGTAACCGGTCTTCCTTAATTTTATTTAAACTATTTGGGGAGAATCCTGAAAAGTATGTCTAAGTGATTGGATATTAAATCCAAAGTTAGATTGAAAGGAAAGATTCATTAAAAAACCATATATGTTTTGACTATTGCCAATAAGACCATAATCCGCGTTTGACGGTTTATTAATAGTAATTTTCTTGTTATTTGCTACAGAAACGACATTATGTTCGTTATTTTGTAAAAAGTCGATTATACTTTGACCATTACCGGCATCAAATTCTAAGTGTCTAAATCCGATTCTATTTTGAATATAAATTGTGTCAGGTATGAAATCTTGAGTACATGTAATCTCAATAGTATTGGCTTGTTCTTGAATTGTGGCGATTTGAAGAACATCTTTTTGAATTTGTATAGGGAATCCATTGGGGCTGAGTATTCTCAATGTAAGCTTTGATAATTTTGCGATTGGCGTATCTACGTTCCAACCAACGGAAGGTTTGGCACCATTACCCTTAGTATTCATGAGATTGTAGCTAATATTAGAATTAGTATTTTCTGACCATTTTTTGTCTTTAATTAATTTAACAAATGAGCGTCTACCGTGGTCAGATGTTGATTGATAAGCACCTTGTAATTCGTCGATTTGTAAATAAAGAAAGGGGTATTTATCTAATGAGTTAGATAAAGTATCTGGGATGATTGCATGAGTAATATTGACAGATACTACATTTTGGAAATTAGTTGGTGTTCCGATTCCGGGGAATGTACTGCTTACTCCAAGATTAACAACAAATTCATATGGGGTATCGGATGAGTTTGTAGACCATTCGCTTCTGTCAGAACTACTAATATCTAAATCCCGATGTATATTAGAAGTTTCAGGTTGTTGTTCTTTTTCAATATTTAGGACGGTTCCTTCAAGGTCTTCTTTATAATGATTAACAGGGTCATTATTTGATTTATCAGAATTAATAAAAACATTGACTTGTTCATCTGCAATAGGGACTTTAGGTACATGTTTAGCAAATTCAGGTACGCAATCTCGAAGAACCATTTTATTAATGTCTTCAATAGACATATCTTTAGTGCGTTGAGTGAATTTTTTTTCCATAGAATTAAATATTAATGCCCTTGCATTAATATGTAAACTATCAAGTGATGTTTGATTGGTTTTAATAATATGGTCATCAATCAAATTATAAAGCATTTCAAAATTTGACTTGTCAAAGAACTTTTCATCCATTACTATTGAATAGATAAGTTTAGTCCTTAATAAACTAACGCATAATTATAATTAATATTGAATTTATAAATAATTTCGGTATAAGCAGAAATAGTTAAAAGTATTTCATACTTCAACAATGTTGTCAGTTAAGAAAAGAGGAAAGTCAAATGTAAAAGTAACTGTATCTGATGCAGTTTCTATACACAATAAAACAGTTCTTAGTCCAGATCAATTACCTTCAAATTTGATATTACATCTAAAAAGAAAGATAATTGATGAAACAAATAATGTATATACGGAGAATAATATCTTGGAATACGATCCAAAATTAACAACACCTAGTGCATATGATCCGATAGACGTTTCTAAATTCAGTTATGTAGAAACCAAACATAAGGAAAAGGAGGAGGATTCTAATGAAAATACGCAACCAATAAGAAATTTGTGTTGGTGGTGTTGTCATGAATTTTCAAATAGACCAATTGGATTACCAATAAGTAAAAAGAATGAAGATATCTATGAATGTGTAGGCAGTTTCTGTTCTCCGGAATGTACATGTGCGTATATAATGGATTCAGGTTCTCGATATGGTGAGCGTTGGAAGGAATATGAGTTATTACATGAAATGATAAATGTAAATGAAAAAATAAATCCGGCACCTCGAAGAGAATTGCTTACAGTATTTGGGGGTAAATTAGGTATAAATGAATTTAGGGGGGATACAAACTGGAAGATAGTATATCCTCCAATGGTTTCACTAAAGATGCAAATGGACGATACGCCAACTGAAAAAGATGAGCATTCTCCTTTGTTTCTTTCATCAACCTCTTTGAAGGTAGGTAATTTGAATTTAGATAATATTGATGATATTATTCCAGAAAAGAGGAAGAAGAAGGGAAAGGCAATAAATACTAATGGAAGTTTGGACAGATTCTGGGGAATAGAGGAATAAAAATGAAATACAAGATATAATAAGTGGTAATAGCGGATGGGTGGTGAAACTTTAATAATTGTCGAAAGTAATGGTAAGTGTAAGAAGATTGAGAAATTTACAGGGCATAAATGTGTAGCTTCATTTGGTCATGTATTTGCATTAAAGCCAACGTTAAAGTGGTTTAATCCTAATAATATTGAGCCAGAGTATATAATTCACAAAGGGAAGGAAAAAATAATAAAGGATTTAAAACTGAAGGCTAAAAATGCTACAAGAGTAATAATTGCATCAGATTTGGATAGAGAAGGTGAGGCAATAGCTGCACATTTGATGAAATTACTAAAGCTAAATGTAAAAAGTACTGAAAGAATAACATTTAATCAGATTTCGGAAAAAGCTTTGAAGGAATCATTAGAAAGGTCTGGAAGATTAAATGTAAATTTGTATCATGCACAGCAAGCAAGAGCGGTAATAGATATTGTATTTGGTTTTATGGTTTCTCCATTCTTGTCACGTCATTTAAACATTAGAGCTTTATCAGCTGGAAGGTGTCAATCACCTGCTATACGCATATGTATGGAAAGACAGAAAGAGCAACAAGTGGGTGAAATAGGAATAAAAGCAACATCAGATTCAGATAAATTGAAAAATATAATTCATATTGAGCCAGAATTAAATTCTAAAGATGTTATAATTTCATGGTTAGAAGGTTTAAAGTCACAAAAATTCAAAGTGATTAGTGTAAAAGTGAGAGATGTAAAGGAGACTCCTCCTCCACCATTTATTACATCTTCTTTGCAACAAATGGCATATAATAGATATTCATATAATCCGAAAAAGACTATGGGAATTGCTCAAAAGTTGTATGAAGGAGGATATATAACATATATGCGAACGGATTCAGTATCATTATCATCACAGTTTCAAGAATCTGCAATATTGTGGATAAAATCTGAATTTGGGGAAGAATATGCTTGTAAACGACAATATGGAAAAAGAGGAAATATGAAAACACAAGATGCACATGAGGCAATAAGACCAATAAATATTCAGAAAGATTCACCAAATGATTCTGAACAGTATAAATTGTATGAATTGATTAAATTAAGAGCGATTGCGTCTCAAATGAGTCAAGCGGTTTATTCAGAATCTAAAATAATTCTTGAAACAAATCACAATGAATTTGAAATGGATAAATGGGAGTCTATAGACCGAAAGTTAATATTTGCAGGTTTTAATCGTCTAAAAGGTTGTATACCTTCAACAAATATTGAAGAGGAGCAAATACAATGTGGAGATACATTAGACATAATGAGTGTATGTGTTCGCGAAACTGCGGCAACTCCGAAAGCCCCATTTAATCCGGCAGGTTTTGTTAAAATGCTGGAGAAAACCGGGATTGGAAGACCTTCCACTTATAGTAGCATTGTAGAGCGTATTCAAGAGAAGGGATATATAACAATAGGCACAAATCCAAAGTTAGATTTAGAATTATTAGAATGGAAGATGAATGATGATGAAATAGAAGCATCTAAATACATACAAAAAATTGGTGGACAGAAGAATATATTTGTGGTATCTGACCTTGGTATAAGGGCGTGTGAATTTATGGAGAAAAGTCCAATAGAACCTATGGTAAATTCTTCATTTACTAGTAAATTAGAAGATAAATTGGATTTGGTTGCAGATGGTACATTAGATTGGAAAAGTTTGGTAAGAG